CTTGGTATTTCGGAGTAACGCTGACTCCATCGACCTGAACGATTGTGTTGTAGTAAGCTGTCGCACCATTCGTTGCCATGAAAACGAGGGTTATCGACTGGCCGACGTCAAGAGCAGAGTTGAGGCTCGTCCCGCTTGATGCGCGGAAATTGATCGCCCAATTGGAGCTCGCCGCTGTCGTGTAGTAAAGGACACTCTGCGTCGTGGCATCAAAGTTGATCGTTCCTGTCGCAGCAGTCGCCGAGACAGTAACCTTTTCTGCAGCATTCGAAAGTACAGTCGCAAGCGCACTGGAGTTGCCGCTGAATGTCTGCTTCGCAGTGAACGTGTTTGCACCACTGAACGTGTAGCTGCCAGTCGGACGGACAACATCCCCGAAAGAAAGCGTGCCAGAAGCGTTCGTCAGGATCGCTTGGTTCGCTGTTCCATCTGCAGTCGGATACGTCAGACCCGCAGGATTATTTATCAGCTTCGTAACTGTTCCGGAAGAGTTCTCCATGTAAACAGAAACGTCAGCAAGGTTCAGCGCCAACTCGCCCGGATTCAAATTGCCAGACGCAGGAGCAGAGCCGGGGGTGGTCGTGCGGTAGTGCTGGATAACGGAGTAGGTTGCTTGAGCCATTTTAGCCTCCGAAAACTATCGCCATCGCAATAGCTTTCCCTGTGGAAACACCACTCGAATATTCGACGACAGTGCCACCAGAGTTCTTGTAGAAAATCTTGCCATCTGCGATGTTGATTGCCAACTCGCCATTCGCAAGATTTCCTGCAGAAGGAACAGAGCTTGGTGTTGTGCTGTGATAAAGCTGGATGGTCGTCTCGTTGGTCTGAGCCATTACTTCAGCCTTTCAAGTTTATAGAGCGTCTGCATATGGAGAGCTGTAAGCTCATCCAAAATGTTTTCCAGTGCAGGAATATTTTTGCAGATTTTCTCACGATTCTCATTGAGCCACAATAGCTCTTCTTTGATCATTTCTTTAGGATCGCCTTTTTCTGGCAAACCTTCAACAACTCCGAATACACCTTGATAGGCTTCGACGAAATTGTCGAGGGTCCCGACAAGATTTTCGTAGTACTTGCCCAAAGATTTATGCTCGGAGTAGGAGTCCGTCAGCCAATGCTGAACGTGCGCATGGTTGCGAGCATTGAACATTCGGATGATAAGCTGATCGATCATCAGAACGTTCCCCCTGAAATGCCGCCCCAAGCTGGCGCGCTAGTTCCGTTCGATTTGAGAACTTGGCCCGTTGTTCCATTCGAGATGAATGACGTGGTGCCAGATCCAGTCTGATAAACGAGCTGACTAGCAATGCCGCCAGCGATGTTGTTTGCGATCGAGGCAGTCGATGCATTGGTGGCATTGGATGCATTCCCAACCGTTATCGTCGCAGGATCAGACCACTGCGGAGCAGAGGCCGAAGACGTCATTATGTAGCCAGCACCCGGCAGAGCGAGCTTCGACAAAGTCGTCGAACCGCTCGCATAAATAGTATCGCCAGCCGTATAACTCGTCAGGTTGGTTCCGCCGTAAGCGACCCCAATCGCGGTTGCGTTCCAAGTCCCAACAGTTACTGTTCCAAGGCCTGTGATGCCAGTGTAAGAGCCACTCAGATAACTTGTGCCGATTGTTCCGGACGTGATCTGAGACCCAGCGATTGCGATAGAAACATCAGAGGCCGAAGTGATCTGCCCTTGGGCATTCACTGCTAGGGTTACAGCAGTAGCTGCTCCGCCATAAGTTCCAGAAGTTACTCCGCTGTTGGCGATGTTAAATGTATACGCTGGTGATTCAGAGAGGCCCGTTCCTGCCGAATAAGTCAGCGGTGCGCCAAACTGAGAGAATACTATTGCTGTAGTTCCCATTGTTATCGGGAGAGGGGTCTGTTGGACCCAAGAAGTATTCGCAAGCGAAGACCCGGCTGTGATCAAAAAGAAATCGCCAGCATCTACTTGATTTACACCAGTTCCGGGGGTGTCAAAATCTGTAGCGCGCGTCAGAATAAAAGGCGCGCCCCCGCTGCCAGTTTGAGTGACAACGTAAACACCATTTTGGGCGCCGCTAACTTGATTTTTCACCAAAATGCGATTGGTCGCAGCGACAAGCGTACCATCAACGGACAAAGCACCATTCGCCGTTGCGGTCAGAGTCGCCCCGACCCCGGAGGTACCATTGTTGTATGTGCAAGATGGAAGTGCAGCGGTAGTAGCCAACCGGCATGATTGATGAAAGTTTATTCCTGCCGCAATTGAATCAGCGTAGGTCTTGTTAACAATATCATTTCCAGAAGAAGGCGCTGTTGTAATAGTGCCAGTGGTCATTGCCACAGACGTAAACGTGCCCGCTCCAGGAGTTGTTCCGCCAATCGTGGCTCCATCAACTGTGCCACCCGTAATTGCAACAGCAGAAGCATTCTGCGTCGACATCGTGCCCAAGCCAGTCACATCGCTGCTCGGGATTGAAGCCGCAGCAGTGAACGCCGAGGAGCCGTTGCCTTTCACATATCCGGTCAGTGTCGTCGCGCCTGTGCCGCCATTGGCGACGTTCAGCGTGCCAGACATCGTAAGAGTTCCGCCGCCCGTTATGGGTCCGCCGGTGAACGTCATGCCTGTCGTGCCACCAGAAGCGTCGACAGACGTTACGGTGCCTGCACCTGCGACAGTTCCCCACTCAAACCCGGAGCCGTTCCACTTCAACAGGAGACCTGCCGCGCCCGGAGCAGCAATGAACGAAGTTGATCCAGAAGCAGTTTGATAAGGGATGCTATTCGCAGAGCCGTCTGCGAGATTCATCGCAGAAGCCACAGACAAAGTATTCGCATCGACCCAAACATATTCACTGGCGCCAGTCGACTGAAGGAGCTGTCCTGCTGCGCCAACGGGACCGACGTACATGCCATCGGCACCGCACCAAATGATCGCGCCATTGTCTGGCACAATGCTTTTTGCAGTGCCACCATTTGCCAGACCGAGGATACCATCGACTTCATTGTCGACAGAAAGATTCACAGCCGGATGCTTGTGATCGTCTCGCGAAATGTTGGACGAAGAGCCTGCGGATCCGCTCTGGAATCCAGATTGTGGTGTGGCAGAAGAAAGGTTAGCGTTGATCGTGACATTGGAATTCAATGCCCCGCCGCCGTTCAAACCTGTTCCTGCGATCACCTGACGAGTTGTCGGGACATAACCGCTAATCGTCGCAGGAACAGTCGTTGCAGCGGTCACACGACCCGTAGCATCAACCGTAAATACCGGGATGTCTGTCGCTGTGCCGTAGCTTCCGGCTGTCACACCCGATGCGGCGAGCTGCGAGGTACCGATCCCGCCATTCGCGACACTTAGTGTGACATTGCTTGAGAGCTGACCGCCGCCCGTTAGTCCGGTGCCAGCGATAACTTGCCGAGTCGTCGGGACACCAGCAACGCTCAAAAGGTCTCCAACACGGATCTGATAATTGTTACCTTGGTAAACAATCATCATAAGGCTGTTTTCGTCAGCAACCGGAGCAAGGGGAAGCTGAGTGATCCGCGTCGGGATTAGATTGCTAGGGACTTCAACCATGAATCACAGCTCCAGATAGCTGTCGCCATCTTCGGTTATGATAAACTCGTCACCCTGCTCTTGGATCAAGCCTGCAGGGTGCGTGTTTATCGGCGTATCGGGGCGATTAAAAGGAAGAACGATCTGATCCGGAGCTCTCGGAGCGAGCCGATAGGGGTCATAATCGTCGGTGTCTGCCTCGCAAACCATCAGATTCGGATAGTTTGGGTCAGAGCGGAGCTCTGCAAGCAGAAATTTGCGCGAGCATCGGGCGCAAATCCCGATACCAAAAGTCGGCTGTCCTCGAACGTCGAGAAATCGCCCGCTCATTTGGTATATGCTCCAATTCCAGGGTTGATTTGGATCGGCGAGCCGTCATTGTCGCCGTCCCAAGCTCGCTGCATGCTGATCGAAGCACGCTGCTCAAGAACCGGGATCAGCTGAAGGTCGACGGACGGAGTTTCCGCAGCCATTCGAGCAGCCAATCCATTGACGATGGCTTCAATCCAACGCTGCGGGACTTCGACTTCCTGCTGAAGATTCTCGGTGTCCATGATCTGACGATGACGCCAAAGGATCAACTGCGCCTGTTCAGCAGCAGAGAAAGGCGCAGGCCAGATATTTACGACCGGATCAGGGATGTCCCTCTGGAACCAGTAATTGCTCGGTCTGCCGGGGAACACCTTGTTGCTTTGCTGAACATAGGCGTCTCGGTTCAATGCACCGAGCGGGATCTCTTGCGGCATGTTGCCAAGCGTTATTACCGAATAAGACATCGGGCTGGTCGAAGTTATCCGGAAGTAAGCGTAGGCGGTCGCCGCAGAAATATCTGTCCAAGTAATCTCGCCAGCAGAAGCGGTCTCCGAAGAAGAACCAACCGTCACCCACACAGAGCCGTTCGTGCTGACTTGGAAAGTAACAGGCACCGCGGCCGCAGACCATTTGATCCCGACGGTGTCGACGACGGTGCTCGTTGTGAAACTTACCGTGTAAGACGTTGACGTTGTTGTGGTTGCTCCGGTCACAGGCTGCAGGACACGGTAATTCAGATTGAGAACTTCGACCGTTCCCGCAGGCAAAGTGACAATAGGCTGGTTCTCATACATCGGAAGGATAACCTTCTCGATGCACCAGCTTGGCGTCTTAATGTTCGCCATCTCGGAGAGCATGAGATAAAGCGAATCGAGCGCATAACTGTGCATTTCGGAGGTTATTGCTTGTGCTGGCAACCGACAACGCCTGAAGGCGTGGTCAACGACCTTCAGAGCATTAAACGTCGTTCCGCTCACGTTGCCAGAAAAAGCCATGCCATCCTCTTGCGATTCAGAGTGGCTGCTGTTTCAGCAAACCCGCCAACCTATTATGTTCTACGCGCACAGCAAGAAAAAGTTATTTCTTCTTGGCGTTGCGAGCTTCAGAAAGAGCAATGGCGAGAGCCTGCTTTTTGTTCTTCACGACCGGACCGCTTTTGCTGCCGGAGTGAAGCTCTCCTGCCTTGTATTCGCCCATAACCTTGCCGATTTTCTTTTCGGCCATCCCGCCCTTTTTCATCGGCGAGATCATGGGAGTCGCCGGGGCGACCGGAACACCCTTGCGCATTCCCGGATTCTTGTTGCCGCGAATCCCGAGCTTGCTACGGTCAGCGATCATGCCCGGAGGAGCAGACGGACCTTTGTTGTTGTCCATCGCACTCTTCATGACTTTCGCCTTGGCGAAGTTCTTGCTCTCGTTCTTCATGGGCGGATTGCCAGCAGCCAAACCGCCTTCCGCCTTTTTCATGACTTTGCCACCCCAGCACATGCCGATTGGCTTGCCAGCAGGCGTAAAGTCAAATTCCTTGACGTATTTAAACTTGGTCATGGATCACCTTCACGAACTGGCGTAAGTCTTGATTGCTTCAATGACGATCGTGTACATGTCGCCAGCCGAAGCGTCGGACGTCGTAAACAGAACGTCGCCGGTTACGCCTGCTCCCGCATTGCTCGGGATGCCGCCAAACGTCGAAAAATCCATTAGATAGTTCGTGTTTTGCGGGATCATCCAAGCAAACGTATCGGTCGTCGCATCAAAAAGGATCCGGACCTCCATCCCGTGGGTGGTGGACCAGATCTTGTTGATCTTGACGCCATTGCAGGCATTGCCATTGGCATTCGGGCTGAGGGTCGAAACGTCAATCTTTACGACAGCCGTTTCGCCAGTACCGTCCGAAATGTTGGTGAACTTGCCGATGAACAGACGCTCACCGTCAAGAATCGTCTGGGAAGAGACGGTATCCGCCATTGTGGCCTCCTATTAGGCAGCCACAGCGCCGCTGATACCAATGATCGCCCAGCCAGCCGCCGTGTAAATCAGGGTCGCAGAATCACCGACGTTCGTGAAGGTGATGGTCGTGAAACCAATCTTGGTGGTCGGCGTCAGGACCGCAGAGCCGCCATCAACGACGTGGCTGATGATCTTGATCTGGCCAGCGGTGCCATTGGCGAGCGTAAGAGCCTGCGCAGCGCCCGTCGTGGTCAGCGACGTGAACATGTCGGTCAGGTTCACAGCGCCAGCGCCGGACAGCGACTGAACGGAAGCCTGAACGTCGCCAACGATGTTGCCAGTGATGTTGCCAGTGACGTTGCCAGTGAGCGCGCCAATGAAACCATTCGTCGAGGTGACGGGACCGGAGAAAGTAGTAGAAGCCATTTTGAGTTCCTCACATGCGAGATAAGTGCAACAGTCTGCATGTCGTCAGCCGGGACTGTCTGCTGCACCGGGAGAACCCGGATTCCCCCGCCCACTCAGGGGGACGCAACCAGTGGGCGGGGGAAGTGGCTCAGACGCCAGCGGTGCCGTACAGGCCGCGCGGATCCGTCCAGCCAACGGTGTAACGCTCCGTAGCCTTGTAGCGCATGGAGTCGGTTTCGAAGTCACCTTCCATGGACTTTTCAAGACCACGACGCATCATCAGCTTCATACCTTCCGGCGCATCCGTCTGCACCCACCAAGCGGTGGTCGACGTGATACGGGAAAGGTTGGCCTGACCCTTCGACAGCAGGCCCATCGACTTGATGGGGTTGATGTCGTTGTCAGCGGTGCCCGTACGCAGAACGCTCTTGAGGAGCACTTCAGCCTGGAACACGTTCGACGGACCAGTCACGATCTGAGTCGGCGTCAGACGGATACGCTTGCCGTTGTTGTCAACAGCGTTGCGGATCTGAATGAGCAGCTGCTCAAGCGACGTCTGCGAAAGCGCAGCGGCAGTGTTCAGCTGGTTGCTGAACGTACCGTTGACAATCGGGTGCGCTGTGTTGATCAGAGACACACCGTCGCCGCCCGTGTACGCGCTGTTGAAAGCGCGGTTCAGGACGTTGGCGGAGAGGGTCTCCTTCGTTTCGATCAGGGACTGCGCGAGGTGCTTCGCGTAGGTCTGGCCGATACGAATGTGGTCGCCGTCTTCCACGAGGACCTTGGTCAGCGCGAACGCAAGACCGTAGACCTTGTAGAGATAACGCTGCAGGAACAGCACGCCACCAGACTGGTAGCTGACCGCCATGCCATCGGGGAGTTCCGGCGCCGCACCGAACCCGTACAGGACAGGCTCTTCGTGGTAGTTGCGCTGAATGCCCTTCTGCTCACGGAAGACCATCTTCCATTCGTCAGCGCGCTGCTCATAGACACCATCGAACACTTCGTTCAGGATGGGCTCAACGACCGACCGGAAGTCGGTACTACGCATAGGAGTAGCCATAGCTCAGAGCCTCCCTTAGACAGAGTTGACAGCAGCCTTGTAGTGGTGCTCGTTGATACGAACGGTCACAACCACATAGGCGTCGGTGAGCGAGTCATTGATGTTGTAAGCGAAGCCGGTGATCTGGAACTGGCCAGAAGTCGCCTGAATCGCAGACAGGAGCGTGTTCGACAGACCCGTAGAAGTCGAACCACCCGGAGAGGCAACAACCCAGTCGCACTCCTCGCCGACAGCGGACTGAACCGAGTCGGTGCCAGCAGTGCCGGGATTGTTGTACTGGACGTCGAAGAGCGTTTCCGGGTCGTCATAGACCCAAGCAACGATCTGCGTTCCGGTCGTGCCACCCGGCCAGTAAGGCGAAATGGTGGGCTTGCCGGAGGAGTCAAGATACTGCACACCGGCGAAGATGCCAAGCAGCGCAACGCCATCGACGGTGCCCGAGCGGGTGCCATCGGAGGTGCCAAGCTGAATAACGCCGTTGTCGGTGAGCTTTACAGGGTCGCCCGAGAAAATGCTAGCAGCATAGGTCGAAGCGATCGTATAGGCTTTCGGCCGCATCTGGCCACTGTTGTGGTACGACGGACGGAAGCCAAAGGGCGCGCTAGTCGAAGACATAGTTGCTCCTATTGGGTTTAGGGGTTGCGTTAGGAGAGATCAAAGATCGGCTCCCGTTGCTGCCCAATCTCCATGTTGCCATCGCCCATTGTCAACTTCGACTTGGATGCCCTAGCCTGTTGCTCGAGGAACTCTGCCGTATCGGTGAGCTTTTCCTCTTCCCGCATCGGCGCGTCGTGATGAGCTTCGCGCATGTACTTTTCGTACAGTGAGAGGGGGAGCTTGAAAGCAAGCATCTCGTTCACCCCGATGAACCCCTGCCAATCACCAGTTTTGATGGTGGCATATTCCCAGCCGGGAACGTCTTCCGGCTTGACGGGTTCGTAGCCCAGACGAATTCTCATCTGGATGGAATCTCGAGGATTAGTCGTAGTGAGCCAGCAGCAGTGCCAGCCTGGGATCTGTGGCAAGTCCGGAAGAGAGGACTGGAAGAATTGTTGACGGAACATTGCAACCCGCTCATCGTCGGAGATCTCGCGGTTCTCAGTGACAGCCCTATCGGCCATCGCACGGTTAGCGCGATTCTCACCAGCGGATTTCTTGAATCGTTCGTCAGTCATGTCTCGCTCCTTGCAGCGATTGAGTTGATTATTTCCGGTTTAGCGCTAAAAGGAAAGTCCTTTTATTGCTTGTTCATTCGGTCGTACTCGGCGTAGCGTTTGACGTACTTCATACGCAGAACCGGGTC